ATCGTGAATGGTACTTTCAGCAACTTGCTGACCACTGCCGCTAACTTGTCTCAGACATCTCTTGAACAGATGCTGATTCAGATTCGCCAAGCTGTGGACAACAACGGCAAGAAGATCCGTCTGGTTCCCCGCCAATTGGTGGTGGCTCCGGGCAATGTCTTCCAAGCCGAAGTGTTGTTGAAATCCGTTCTGCGTTCTGGTAATGCAAACAACGACATCAACCCAGTTAAGTCCATCGGTCTGTTGGACGAAGGTGCGGCAGTGTTGTCTCGTTTGACTAACCCAAGCGCATGGTGGGTGCAGACCGACGCTCCTGAAGGCATGAAGCTTTTGATGCGTCGCAAGCTGGAGAAAACGATGGAAGGTGACTTTGAAACTGACTCTATGCGCTACAAAGCGACAGAGCGTTACCAAGTTGGCTTCACCGATCCCCGTGCAATGTACGGTACACCCGGCGTTTAATGATCCGAATGGGGGCTTCGGCTCCCGTTCTTACATGGAGAAAAGACAATGGCACAAACCTATATTGGTTCTACCCTTCGCACGGGTTCTGGCACACTGACTGACAGCACAGACGGCGGATTCGTCGTCGTCTCTCAAACAGTTGAAGTTACATCTGTAGCGGCTGGCACAGCGGCAATCAGCACCATCACTCTTCCTGCAAGCTCACAGATCATCGACATTTTTGTTGATAAGACTCAGCTTCAGGTTGTTGGTGGCGGCTCTGCAACCACTTTGCCCTGCTTGGTTGGTTCAACCAGCGGTGGTGGCGAATATGTTCCTTCTGTGGACATGTTCACAACCGTTCGCTCAAATGGTGTGATGACAGTAGCTACAGTGGCGGCAATGGCAAACATTGGAACAAACACAACCGTGTATTGCACAGTTGATCCAAATGGAACCATTTCTACAACTCAAGCGAAAATCCGATTCACCGTTGTTTACGCTCAAAAAGTCTAAGGAGATAAGCAATGGGTCAATTCAAACCAATGGTCAAAATGATGACCACTGAGCCAACAGTCGAACTGAAGCTCAAAAAGGGTGGCTCTGTGAAGAAGGCTGACGGTGGGTACATGCCCATGCAGACAGCCATGCCTTCCACAATGCCTGCTCGTGGCGGAATGATGCCTACTGCTCGTCCCATGAAACCTTCTATGGCTATGCGTCGTAAAGCGATGATGGCTTCCAAAGCTCCCATGTCGGCTACCCCCGCCATGAAAGAGGGTGGCGAGTCCAAAGCTGAACACAAAGCTGAAATGAAGGCTATCAAGGGCGTTAAGTCTGAGATCAAGAGCCATGCATCCAAGCCTGCCAGCAAAGCCCACAAAGGCTTGAAAACTGGTGGCGTGGTCATGGGTCAAGCTGGTTTCAAAGATGGCGGCATCATCAACACTGAAAACCAAGGCGGTGAGTACCGCAACACCAAGATGGACACAACCAAGCCTGATCGCTCACCTGCCAAAACTGGCGGCGTGAAGAACGGCAACGGCGGTGGATATTGTGGTGGTGGCTCTACCCGTAAGTACGCCAAAGGCGGCTCCGTGATGAACTATGTTGACGGTAATGTTGTTGGTACGCCTGCTGGCAAGACCAACACCAAGACTGGCGAAGTAGCAAAGTCCAACGGTGGCGGCTATAAAAAGGGCGGTGCTTTAAAAAAGTATGCTAGGGGCGGCGAGGTCGTGCAGGACGACGGCAAGGCGGTAGAAATGCCGCAAGGTCGTAAGAAGCCTCCTGCTCCTGTGAGCATTACTGCACTGTCTGGCACTTACAAAAAAGGCGGCAAAGTCAAGAAAATGGCTGGCGGCGGTTCTGAGAGCGACTACGACGCAGTGATTGATCGTGAGATGGCTCGCAAGTCTGCTGAACAAGCGGCAAGCGTGTCTGACAACGAAGCTATGCGTGACATGGTTCTTGGTGCGCCAAAACGCCTTATTCAAGGTGCAAAGCGTCTGATGGGTATGGGTGAGGGTTCTGTCTCCGACAAGGAGCCAAAATCAATTACCAAAACCGAGAGATCGGTGACAGTGTCTCCCGCAAACAAAAAGCGTGGCGGCTCTGTAAAGTGCTGAACCAAGGTGGGGGCTTCGGCTCCCACTTTTTTTAAGGAACCAAAATGGCTGATGCAGTCGGAAGTCAAACGCTCTTTGATGGTGAGCGTGTTGCAATCATGAAATTTACAAACACCAGTGATGGCACTGGTGAGACCAATGTTGTCAAAGTCAATCCTGCATCGCTGAATCCGTCTGCGGCGGGTGGCGCTTGCAACCGTGTGACTCTTACAAAAATCACTGGCTTGACTCATGGCATGGAAGTGCAATTGAAGTGGAAGGCAAGTACACCTGTGGTCATTGAAACCATTCCACAAAACAATGCATACCAGCAAGACTTCAGTGCAATTGGCGGTTTGACCAACAATGCTGGCACTGGTGTTGATGGCGCAATCACATTCACTACCCTTGATGTATCTGCTGGTGACACTTACACCGTTGTGCTTGAGATGGTTAAACACTATGTGAATCCGTTGGATTGACCATGCCAAGCAAATCACCAGCCCAACATCGTCTGATGCAAGCCGCCGCTCACACCAAGGGCGGCTTTGGTGGTGTGCCGCAAAAAGTCGGCAAAGAATTTGCCAAGGCTGACGAAGGCAAAAAATTTAAAGAAGGCGGTCTCTATGCCAACATTCATGCAAAACAGCAAAGAATTGCTGAAGGCTCTGGTGAAAAGATGCGCAGAGTTGGTAGCAAAGGTGCGCCAACTGCTGAAGCCTTCAAGCAGTCAGCCAAAACAGTAAAGAAGAAAGAGGGCGGTGTCGCTCTGTCTGTTGGTCGTGGTGAAAAGCTTCCTGTGTCCAAGGGTGCAGGGTTGACCGAAAAGGGTCGTGCCAAGTACAACAGAGAAACTGGGTCAAACCTCAAGGCTCCACAGCCGCAAGGCGGTTCCCGCAAGGACTCTTTCTGCGCACGAATGAGTGGCGTGGTGGAGCATTCAAAGGGTGATGCACCAAGAGCAAAAGCATCGCTGAAACGGTGGGACTGCCCCGGCTGGTAACAAGGAAAAATCATGGATGAACCACTTGTAAAAAAATACGACTTCCGAACCACCAAAGCGCCAGATGGCACTTTGCGATACTTTGTCAACAATACCGAGTTGCAAGACAAAGATGCATATGACCGCATCAAGTCCAAGACCAACGAAACAATGGGAAAGGTTTGGGCTGACAAAGAAGCTGAAGACAATGCTTCGTTTGAGAAAATGAACGCTGACTTTGATAACGCCACCAAAAACTACGCCAAAGGTGGGAAAATCAATTTAGCTCATTGCAAAGTAAATACTGCGCAGAAAAAAACTTCTAATTCAAGGTGGTAAGACATGGCTTACTCAGATACATTTGGTCAGACAGTCATCAATGTGCAAACACTGATCGACCATGGCGCTCGTCGTTGTGGCAAGCTGGCTGAAGAATTGACATCTGAGCAACAGTTATCTGCCCGTGAAAGCCTGTACTTCCTGTTGTCCAGCCTGATCAACCGTGGTATTCAATATTGGGCAATCAGCAAGACTGTAATTGGACTCAACGCCAACAAATACATTTACACCTTGCCTCAAGGCGCTGTGGATTCGTTAAATGTCTTGTATAGGAAGATGAGCAGACCAACTGGAACTTACACATCAAGTGCTGGTGGCGTTGTTTCAAATGCTGGTGACTCTGATGTTGATACTTACTGCCAGCAGACATCAACAAACGGCAATATTTCCATTTTTTATGGAACAGACAACCCAATTTATGCGGGTTCTATCGGCATTCTTCCGTATGTGGCAGGTGGTGCATCAGCATCATGGTCTTACATTGTTGAGTATTCAACGGATGGATCGACTTGGAACACGCTGTATGACGCAGGCACGGTGACGGTAACGGATAACCAGTGGATTTGGCACGATGTTGACCCCGGTCAGTCTGTCACCTACTACCGAATCAGGGCGTACAACAACACAACTTTGGCGTTGCGTGAGTTCTATGTTGGCAACAACAGCACCGAAATCACCATGGCACGGTTGAATCGTGACGACTACACCAACCTGCCAAACAAAAACTTCACAGCCAACCAACCCTTCCAGTTTTGGTTTGACAGAACAATTCCACTGCCGACTTTGTACCTGTGGCCTGTCCCCAGCGACCCATTTGTGCAGATGACTGTGTGGTACTCACGCCAGATCATGGATGTTGGCGCATTGACTGACGAGGTGGAGATTCCACAGCGTTGGTACGAGGCTACGGTGAGCATGTTGGCGCACAAGATGAGCATGGAGTTGCCCGGTGTCGCTGTGGATCGTATTGCTTACCTTGAAAAAATGGCGGACAAATATCTGTACGAAGTAGAGCAAGAAGAGCGTGACAAGTCTCCGATCTACTTTGCCCCGAATATCAGCGTATATACGAGGTAAGCCATGCCAAGATTCCTTGACACGCTTGGAAATTCAGACATTGCAATTGCTGTATGCGACAGGTGCAAGATGAAACGAGCGCACTCGGTGATGCGGTCTGACCCCAACTTCCCCGGCCTCCAAGTTTGTGACGAAGGCTGTGCTGATGACTTTGATCCATACAGGCTACCTGCACGGAAAACGGAGCGAATCACCATCAGATTCCCAAGACCAGACTTGCCGTTGAATGTGCCGAACAACCAATTGATAACTGGCGAGTATGGTTCGTATATTATTTCTACGCAATCAAACACGCAGACTCCGTCTCAAAACGGTAACCTTGATGAAATAGTGGTGGGCGAATAATGTCATCAGTACAAGTAACAATCACTCAATTGCCGCAGGCTGGTGCTATCACAGGCACTGAAGCTGTACCTATTGTTCAAAACGGGGTCACCAAACAGACCACCACAGCGGCAATTGCGGCATCTCCATCACAAACACAGACATTCCTGACACTGAATCAGGAAGCTACCCTGCCAAACAGCCGCTATCTGTCCACAGG